TGAATCACTTTTTTTTGCATTTTTGATCGATTTTTGCGCACTTTTCGCAGCATATTTGTGCTAATTATATTATACTGCTAGGGTTATTATATTATATGGCCAAGGTTATTTTTGTTTTTTGATTTGTCGGTTGCGCCATGACAACTTGGCTCGATTCTTAATTTTCAAAAAACACTTATCCAACTGGCTAACTCTAGTGTCATGCCACCACTCCAAAACCAGCGCACAATGAGTCTCGCCACGTATGTTTTGAGCAAACTCGCAGTAGTTCTCTTTCTTATCTGAAAGTACGCACTTTTCAGGGTAAATCATCGATACGCAGAATATGGAGAATATGGAGAATATGGAGACTTTCTCTCTCTCTCTTCTCTATAAAATATATTTCGCAAAGTCTCTTTAAAGTTTCCTAGGAGACTTTCAAAGTCTCCAAAGTCTCCAAAGTCTCCGTTTTCTCTGCATCGAGTTAATCAAGAAAATCATCCAATTCAGTAGTAATTTTGCAATAGTGACCATGATCAAGTTTACGAATGAGGCCTTGATTCTCCATTCTAGCAAGCCAATTATAAATAGCTTTTTTGCTTGTTAACTTCATCACACTTTCCAGCGCAGCAGCAAAAGCAGAGGTACTAAAATTGTGACCATCTGTCATAACCGCAGCAAGTACGCGTTCTTCATTGGACTCCTTCGGATCGCTATACCAATACATCTCATTTTTAGGAAGTGGCTTCATATATTTAAAATACAATTCACGCCGATCTTCTTCATCAATATTAATCATCTTAATACCAACTGGTACATTATGCAATTCATTATGACTGCGCACCTTCGTTATCTTCATCACCTTCAATCCAGGAACACGCCTAGCATCGGCCATCTGCACCAAACAATCCAAGAAGTTAGAATACGCAGATCCACCTAAGAGCTGCGATACATCTAGTGGAGTCATCTCGCCAATCTTCTTATGATGCGACACCAACACAATGGCCACCTTATGCCTTTTCTTTATATTCACAATCTTACGCAGTAACTCCATTATATCGGAGTTCTTAGACATCGACAACTGCGTACTGGTATACAAGTTATCCACCACCAACACATCATACTCTTCATGTACCAAATTCGCGTCAATTATATCCCATTTATCCTGGAACAGATTCGATTGCCCATCACCAGTAAAGCGCAGATTCTGATCCAGATTCTCCGACTCAATCGGATACTGATCCATCAATGGCCTACTTACATTCTTAATCAGTCCACTAAAACTCTCATCCTTCAACTCAAACTGCACATGTAACACACGCTGCGCAGTAGGAATTCGATAGTTCATAAACGGCACACCCATAGCAAGGCACATCGACAACTGCAAACTAAACACCGACTTACCCACATTCGTACCACCTGCGATACCCATAATATCGCCATCATAAAACAACGACTCAATGATCGGCCTAGGCAACTGGTTAAATGTGGTCCGAAACTGCGACATGCTAAACGACTGCATACCACCCAGATCCACTGCGCTTTCCCCATACCGATTGCACAAACTAAGCAGGTTTTCCAGCGTATTACCATCACTAAACCAGTCAGTTATATCATAGCCAGATGGTTTATCTTTCCAATCAATGGCATACAACTCCAATTCCTTAGAAAACAGCCGTTTTGCTACCTTTTTTGAGCCTTCTATACCTTTTTCATCATTATCATATATGATATATAGTTTATTATATCCTGTAGGCATGGTTACTTCAGCAGGCAGCGCACCTGCACCAGACGTAAACGTGATCGCAGGTGCGCCTTGACAGTAAGCGGTGACTACATCCTTTTCACCTTCGCACAATATAAGATAGTCTTTGAGAAGTTGCGGAGTCCCAAACATCTTACACTGCGCATCACCGAACTGCTTTCCTTTATGATGCTTTACATGATTCTCATTGATTTGAAATACTAGTTGTGGTGTACCATCCTCATTCTTACGCACGCCTACAGGCATCTTTAAACAATCTTCATTCCAGGGAAGATTTAATTTATTGGTTACCATCTCCCAATGCTCGATAAACGCATTCCGCGCATCTGCGTAGCCACCTTTATCTACAGATACAACAGCCTTTGTATTACTTAATACGTATTCTTCTCTCTTTGGTATTTTCTCATCTTCATCAAAATGCCATGTCTTTTGACACTTATGGCAAAAAGCATAATCCTCATTAATAGTTACTGTGCCTTGAGGACGATTAGAGCCTAGGTCACACTCTGGACACCAAGCTCGTAATCGATTATTTGATATGCGAGAAAATACATCCTCTAACCGCCTCACAGCGCACTGCGCAACGTTCTAAGTGCGCAGCAATGCTTAAAAACCTGCGCACCAGCGTCCAGTTTTTTGCGATCAATTACATGTTGATGAAACTTACCATCTTCCTTACCAAAACGCATTATAATACCATAGGCTACCTTGGCCTTTGGCTGCGCAGCTTCGTACATCATAGTGTATGCACCTAACTGCACAATCATTTCAGGATATGGTCCACCTTTACTGGTCTTCCAGTCTACTACAATTAACTCATCATCTTTTTTTGCGATCGCATCTACTGTACCACCAACCTGCAACTCTTCATTCACCATTGTTAGCTCACTAGCTAATATTTTTATGCCTGCATTGTCGTACCATGATTTAAAGCCAAAGAAGGCTTTGAGTGCTTTTTCCTCTTGATTGGGTGTAAAATCACGCGTGTCAACATCAAAACCTTGGAAAAAACCTTGTATTAATAGGTGTGTCAACGTTCCTATGCGACCTGCTTCACGCATAACTGCGTCCGCATCCTCACCCTGCGCAGTCATCCGCTTTGCCCACGCAATCAAGGTATTCTTATTCCATCCCAACATAGCGTTGATGATAGTAGTTACAGAACTAGCACGATTACCATTCTGAAGGACATAATTCTGTCCATGTAGCTTTGTTTTACTCATTCTCTTTCCTTTTGTATTTATTGATTAAAAATAATATGTAATGCACTAGTATAAGTGCCAGTATTCCATTTAAAAGGTATTCTGATATATCTATTAATATCATTTTTCTACCTCATCCAAAATCATGTGAAGCAATCTATTATTATTATCTATATCTTTTTCAATTTGCTTTAAATATTTAGATAAATACCATCTTTGCAGATAATGATAAGCAATAATTGATACGATTACTATTGTTACAATAAATACATCAAATGCATTTTCTTGTAATGATTCTAGCCAAAAACTCATAATAACTCCTTTATTTTCCTGGCTACTGCTGCAACTACATCCACAGTCACTGCATTACCAGCTTGTTTATATCTTTGTGTATCACTAATAGCAACTTTTTTTCCATCCAACAATCCAAACTCATTATGATTATCTGGAAAGCCTTGCAGTCTCATACATTCTACAGGTGTAAGTCTGCGTATGGAAGTTTGTCTTACTTGATAATATCCACTCTCATGTGTATCTAGTGTCTTGCTGATACCTTCTGCTGAGTACACACGCCTGGAAGATTCAAACTCTACTTCCTTTTCATATATATCTGTTACTTCTTTGTCAAAAGTATCGTCAAAGCCTAGTAGTTTTTTTAATAAAAGCCAGTGATCAGGAATAGGTATGGCTCGTGATTTATCGCTACGAAAATAGTGCTCTACCTGCGTTTTTGGTAAATCAAGGCTTTCTGCAATCTCACGAATTGTTTTTCCATTCTTATTTGCCTTTAAATACTCGTTTATTTCTTTTGGTGTATCATAACTGCGCTTTTTCGCAGTGATCTTTAACTCTCCAACTTTTAACATCGGCACATTATTACCGCCCATTCCCATTTGACTTGAAAGGCATGGTGTTTCTCCAGGTACTTTGTGGTAACGTATTGCTCTACCACCATCAGCACGTTTGCCATCAAAACTGCGTTCTGTGAATGTTTGTACTAATCTTGGTTCTTTATAATCTCTACTTGTAATAGTCGGAGAATGCTCTTCATATTGTCTCATTTTACCTTCACGCCTTGCCTGTACAGGATCAAGTATCATTGTCATTCCTCTATAGTTTCCACCTGAGTGGCCTGAGTGTTGGAGTGTATTTGCGACTTTTGTATTCCTGTGGTCATTGCCTTGACTTGGTTCTCCGATAGGAAATATCGATCGTCCACCTCTGTCTCCAGTATATCCGACAAGGTATAACCGCTCTCTATTTTGGGGTAGAAACCAGCGTGTATTAAGCAGTTGCCATTCGAGTCTATAGCTCCCAATGTTGGTAAAGGCTTGGATAATTGCCCAAAAGTCTGCGCCATCGTTTGAGGAGAATGTTCCTTTAACATTTTCCCAGACAAAAACACGTGGTTTGCACTCAGTGATGAGCCTAATTGCTTCCCAGATAAGAGAACTGCGCGTTCCTTCAGTTGCCCCAGCGCGCTTTCCAGCGATACTAAAATCTTGGCAAGGTGATCCGAAAGTGATAATGTCGATTTTGGGAAGGTTTTCTGATCGAATAGATTTAACATCTCCTAACTCCTCTGCAAATGGATTGTTATATTTATATACTGCACTGGCATATTTGTCTACCTCGGCAAATCCAACGTAATCAAACTCAAAGCCTGCACGTTCAAAGCCTAAATGAAATCCACCTATGCCACTAAATAGGTCTAAAAGTTTCACACCTGACATGGCTGCCTCAACCATAGCCAAACCAAAGGAACATTCGTCATCCTTCTAGACATTTGCGTCAGGTGTGCATAGATTGCAAATTTTTCTTTCTTTGCCATAGGTCACAAAATCTTCGTAATACTCTATATGATACTTTGTTGTTTGCTTGGACCTTTCCCAGCACCTACGACATGATTGACAGTAATATATATGCTCATCTGCTTTACACGCATCTACATTCTTTCTATCTTTTATTTTATTTAAGGCAAATAATTTTTTACCCCATTGCAATACATTATCCATTGATCTCTCTCCTTACTTTGTTAGTTATATCTACTTCAGAACCATCATACTGCACCTGCGCAGCAAATAATAGGCTTGCACCTCTTCTTAAACTTTTTAACTTTTTCAGGTCTTTAATTAAATCTTTTAATTCTAGCCTTGTAATCACCTCATCGGCCGTTTGTAAATCTTCAGTATCATACTGGATACTTCCTGCGTAATATTCTATCATCAGCTAAACTCTGGAAACCTTTCGTAAGAATAAAACCATTTCCTACCTTTACTTTGATTGTTCTTACCTGTTGTTAATGCAAGTGTTAAATGATGCGTATTTTCGTATGGTACATACGCAATTATATCTTTAGGTACATAGTACACTGCCACCACATCAACGCGTCCAGTATTGCGATATTTACTAAGGTTTACTTCCACTGCAGTACCTCTGGATATTTCTACTACTGATTTAACCTGCACTCGTTTCATTGTACCATTAGACATCTCAACTACCAGATCTACTTGATCTGCATCTACAATAGGATGATATACATTGTAACCTTGCATAATTAAATCTTTTTGAACTGCCAGTTCACCCAACGCACCTTTAAATTGACTCAGCATTCTGCTTCCAATCTATAAAGGTTTCAAAAAACTCCATCGTAGCTAACGAAGAACTATCCATGTTATAGTTAGGACCATAACCAGTGTCTTTAATATTGGTGTCACTGATTAGTTCTTCTGACCTTGCCCATCCTAATAACGTAAATACAGGACTTGCATCATGCACTAATATAAATGCATCACAGTCTTTAACATTCTTTTTTAACTTTGCTTGTAAATACCCAGGATTATATTTTGTAGTCTTAACATCGATTCTTACATCACTAATACTAAGATCATAACCACTGTAATGTGGTCCAATCACAAAGTCTGGATAGGCATTATATTTTTTACACACAGCGAGTTCTCCGCACACTCCACGCATATCGATAGTCAAATCACGCAGACCGCGAGATGTCACTCCATTGCGTTGATTCTGATTCATTTTTGCTTGTGCTACGCCCTTCGCTATCCGCAACTCCATTTGGCTTAGTGTTATTTGCATGTGGTTGTTCCTTATCGATAGCAGCCAAAAGCACCATGTAATTGGACACATCGAGACAACGATTATATGTGGTTTCGTCACTATGGGTTTTGCCTGTCTTTGCATCGTTAGCCAGCGCATCAACATGTTTCAATACATATACCATTAGTGCCTGCTTTGGCGTAATTCCAAGCCGATCCGCTACGTGCTTAAAATTGTACAGTTTATCATCATTACTAATCGTATACTCGATTGATTTGTTATCACTTACCTCAGATGCAGTTTTAAAAAAACTATCTCTTAATTGATTAAATTCGTTGTATTTCATTTCTCTCTCCTGCGTTGTAACGTTCTTAAAATATCATCACATACATCCAGCGCAACATCTACACGCTTATCTTCATCTGGTATGTGCTTTTCTAGTGCCTTTAATACACTCTTTGATACGATAGCAACCATAGCTGCTTTAGGTTTCATTGGATATGGCATTTTCTCTCTCCTTAAATTTCGCGGAGTCATGACTATCACGATCATTAGACACGCCATTTTCTTGGTTATGGGTTTCTACGACTCCGCGTTTAAATAAATTTTTCATCCATGAATGCTTTGCAATCCATAACCAAGGCTTTCTATCTTGCCTGACCATCACTACATCTGCATTCTTAAAATCTAAAAATCCTGCGATCTTCTTTCTTCTCTTTACTTGTACCAGGATGGTAAGATCACCTTTGGTAGCTTTGACATCTATATCACTCTTTTCGCCAAAGCTGCGCCCATCACTACCCCATGAACGATCGGCAATGAAGCCGAGTTCGCGGAGCAATTCTACGACCTCGACTTCACCTTTGTAGCCTTTTCTGGATGCGGAAGAAGGCATTTAGAAAGGAAGCTCTTCTTCTTGGGTAGCGGCGTTTCCTTCAAATACTGCGTTTGGATCATAGTCGGCTTTAAACTCTTTGTAAGCCTTCGTTATTTCATCGGTCATAGGTGACTTAGGACATGGCGTTGCAGTGTAGGTTGTTTCCATACCATCGCCATTTCTAGTAACAATCACATCGTATTGTGATAGGTTTCCCCACTCACTGTTGCGATCCAAGTCTAGCAACTGCTTTTGCACAGTAGCCTGCGTAATATCCAGTATCTTTACTTGATCATTATTCCATACTGGAACTTGCCAAAAATGTTTTGGCTTCTCACCAGCAGGTGCTTCGTTAGCTAGTTTAATACGAACTGGTGTCCTATCATCCTGCCAATATTGATAACCAACCACTGGTGTATCTAATATTCGGAATCTATTTTCACCTTTTACAAACTTCATATAGCTGCTTTCACCACTAGAAGGCACGCTATAATCAGCATTAAGTAAACCACTCATCGATTACTCCTTTATTAGTTTATATGAATATCCGCGTCTTTCTAATAAGGCGATCACTTTTTTATATTGGTTTTCAGTTATTTCTGACTGAATACCAATATCTGATTCCTTAGACTGCGGTTTGTATGTATTCGACTTATCGAATATTTTGCGACAATCATGTGCAAACTTGAATCGCTCATCACTGTCTTTAATTATAATTTTATATCTCATGGGCAGCACCTAATAGCGTTAAGAGAGAGAGAGTAGTTGTGGGTACGCTATTAAAAGTGGTACTGCCCATGTTTTGTGAAGCAAATTAATTAGCATATACATTTAGAAAACTTAAAAAATGTTTTTTTGTTTTTGGTGTTTTAAATGTACCTATTTTATACGTATATGTAACGTTATAATTATCCCAAGGTCCATCACCACCAACAGAAGATCGTTTTTCCCATTTTTTACCATATTTAATAGCATCTTTTTTATTAGAAAAAAACTTTCTTTCAATAAATTCACTTATATTTTCATGGATAGTTACTTTATATATCATTCTCTCTCCTTGCTTTAGTGTGGAAATTTAATAAAATCCATCTTAATACCAAGTACACGCGCAATGCGGACCTTATGTTCATGTCTAAATTTTCTTTTGCCATTCATCATTAGTGATAACATGGACTTATCGAGTGCAATATGTTTAGCTAATTGATTTTGTGAAAAGCCACACTCTCTCATATGTTGTTTTAATTCTTTCATAGTGTTGACAGAAACTAAGAAACTTTGTCAACACTTGGCAAGGATTATTTTACCAGCTTTCTATAATATCAAATCCAACGTTATATACTTGAGGTGCTACTTGCTGAGATGAAAATGATGAATTAGCCAATCTATATAATCCATAATCTCCTGACGTAGTGCTATCTTTATCTAATGTCCATAAAAATGGTATATGTTGGCCAATAATTTTATTATAGAACTGAGAATGTAAATCTGATCCAGTAAAGAATGCAGGATGTGCAGTTTGATCTGCGCTGAATAGGTCAGTATCTTGTACATAACTAAAATTTAAATTATGTTTTTGTCGGCCATACCTACGTTGAAACCCATATGTATTTTGATTCGATGTAGTGGTATTTACCCAAGGATTAGTAACAGTCCATGTTGGTGGTCCAAAATAAGACGCGTGAGCATATGTGCTACCACCTACTGAGTTATTAAGTTTTGTTCCATCATAATCATAAGAAGTTGTTAGATTTAAATCTACTGAATGTGGCCAATCAACATAAGATCCAAACATAATGCCACCTATATAAACATCGGTATTAAAATTAGTTGAAGGACCGCCATCATCTTCAATAGTTATACGTAAATATTGATTTCCTACACCTGTTAAAGCAGGAAATGTAATCAAACTCCATCCATTATTTGCAGGATCAATTTCATTTGCACTATTATTATTTTCTGCGTTTATCTTATTTGTATAATTACTATGATCAGAAACAGTAGTTACACCACTGCTAAAATCTTCTTGATCACTTACCTGAACTTTAAATATTGCATCTGCACTAGCAAAGTTGTGATTTAAAATTGCTAAAAAATTATTTGTACCTAATGAATTATCTCCATTCTCTGTATCATATTGAATATAAAATGATTGAGTTGCAGCAGCAATTTGCACTGGATTATGTGGTTTTAAGTCAAATAAATCTTCTTTATTACCAGATAAAAAAGAAACTGTTCTGCCAGTATCGTCTTTAAGCTCAACTTCACCTAACACAGTTGTTGCTCCAGATGCATTATTCCATGATGTAGCTAAATTATAATTTATAGTGCAAACATATGCACGTGGTGTTGTAAATCTTTGGTATCCCATTATCCAACCTCTCTTGCAGTTATTATTATTTGTCCTGGTGATCTTTTTGTTTCTACAATCATAAATTTGGTGCTAGTAGTAAAATTTGTTCCAAACATTTCAACTGGCATATCTGTAAACGTAATTATATCGCCTGTTTCTAATTGATAACCTTTAGCAAGATTGACCACCTCGCATTGCACTAAAACTTTCATATCACCTATTAAATTATCGTAATAAGAGTAAAAGTCTGTATTTGGATCAGAATTAGCAGATGTTGGTATTGCTCCTATATTATAATCTAAATTAATATTTTTTATACCTTCTTTGTCACCAAGATTGTATTTAAATCTGTTATCATTTACTACAGATGAGCTACTATAATATTTATTATTTTCATCAGGATGTAAATTATTATTAATATCCATTTGAGTAATAACATTATTAAGACCAGTGGTACTAATTGAAATATTTTTTACATCATTTTTTGATAAATTTAACACTGCGCTTAATTCACTGGATTGCTTTACGTAAATATACTTTACGTTATTTTCAGCATCAAACTTTTGCACAAATCCAAATTCGTAAGCAAGTTTATCTAAATTATCTTTTAATGATGTAGGCTCTAATTGCCAATATCGTATTTTCCAACCATCAACAGTACGATCTGTATTTAAAGCACTCCAATTTGTAGGATCATCACTAGATATACCTGCAAAACGTTGCAAAAGATCTCTATGTGCATCATGTCCATAAACTATTGCATCAGAATCCCATGATGCAGTTAGGCCAGCACCGCCACTATAAAAATATTTTAAATCACTAAGTCTTTTTAGATCATCCTCATCAGTATCAAACTCAATGGCTGGGTTTAATGTAACTCCAAAAACTGTTAGTGTATGATCTGCATGTATATTTGGAGAAAAACTATCGTGTACCCATTTAATAAGCAATTCATCTGGACATGCAACTCCTGTAACACTATTAATTGCATTGGAAGGTGCGGTGTCAAAACCAAAAGCAGTAACATTACCTGAAGAGCTTTGTCCTATAACTCGATTATTATCTGTTAAGATATTATCAGCATTATTATTGCTAAAAAAACTAATATCATATGCTTGATCTACACCACCACCAGAAATAATTCCAGACATTGTAATTCTGCAACTCCTAATTGTAGTTCTATCAAATACTCTTGGTAAAGTTTGACATTGTAAAAATCTTGTATCGCCTACGCTAGTTATACTTGAAGTAGCTGAAGTTGATGTATCAATACCACCATCTGAAGCTATATCAAAAACATTTTGAGTATTATTTAAAAAGGTTACAGCAGAAGTGGTGTAAGATGAAACTTTAGGAACAAAATTACCACGAGCAACATAAGTAGCTGGAGTTTCTAAAATATTTACTCCATATTCAGTAGATGTAGCTTCTGTAATTGTAGTGTTTGATGCGGATTGTTGCAATCTAAAAAAGTAATCTTGACCACCATAGTAATGTATATGTGAATTATCACTAGCAGAATAAGATTTTGGCATCAATGTAGTAATAGTATGTCTTGAAACTGTTAAAACTGGACAAGGAAATAATCCACCATACGATGCCACTAAAGGTGATTGCGTTATAGATGGATTAAATGCACCATATACTATTGGTTCATAAATATTGTATTTAGAATGTTGTGTTTGTGGAAATGAAATTCCATCCCAAGGCCTATGCGCATTTATTTTAAATGTTACTTGTTGATTTTGATTTAATTTTACATCAACCAATCTACCTGTAAAAATTCTTTGGCAGTTGCTAGAAGAGCTAGCATTATTAAACTGCGCATATACTCTTACTTCTTTATTATGATAATTTTTTTCTGAATAATTAAAAACATGTTTATAGAAATCAACATTTTCAAAAATAAAATTACTACTTACCACACTCATATTACTTGTAGATGCAGTTCCTTGAGTTATATCTATGCTTTCTCTTAATACAATATTTTTATTAACTATTGATCCATAATATTGATTTGAATCTAGTGTTGTATGTCCAAAGGCTAATCCAAAAGAATGTATAAATTTATCAAAGCCTTTGATATTATAGCTTGCGCCACTAATTGTGCCACTATTACTATTTGTACTAGAATCAAGTGCGCTAGTGCCTGTGCCTTCATCAAATTTCCAATATCCAACTAAGTTACTAGCACTACTGTCAATAGATCTTTGATAATATCTTGCGATTTGTGAAGCATCTCTTGCCATATTCCAAACACGAAGATGTGCTAATTCACCATCAAAAAACTTTGAATTTGCATAATTTGTTCCAATATTGACTCTCATATCAGAACTATCTCCGCCTGAAGGATCATTACCAGAAGCAGCAGATGACATTGTACTAACTAATGTGCCATTTTTATATATTCGTATATCATCAGTTACTGAACTTCTAACTGCTGCAATGTGAGTCCAAGTATTTGCAGATAACCCCAATGAATCAAATCCACTTGCACCAGTTTGTAAATCTACATTAGCTCCACTACCATATTCGTAAAATACTTGTATTTCTGGACCATCTAATGATATTACTAATGAATT